ACCATCAAGCCAAGTTCCACCTGGACCACCAGGAGCATTAGGGTTTGGATAGTAGTTTGTGCCTGTGCCACCGCCACCGTAACCACCACCGCCACCACCCCAGCAACCTTGACCGGGGAAACAAGTACCTACTCCACCACCGTTACCTTGACCTGGAATTCCACCGCCACCTCCACGACCACCGTTTCCGTAACCGCCACCACCACCTGAACCTCCAGGTTGTCCGCCTTGTTGTCCTTGTGCGCCATATCCACCACCAGTTACAGAGTAACCGAATCCTGATGAACCTCCGCCTTGACCTTGAGCACCTGCACCACCACCAACACCGATGTTATATGTTGTGCCACCAGTAATATTAACAGAGCCCGAGATATAACCACCTCCACCACCACCTCCGTCACCGCCACCGCCGCCACCACCTACAACCAAGAAATCAACTGCTGTTGGTCCATAAGATAAACTATAAAAGTTTGTTGGAAGAACAAGAGCAGCACCAGATGTAGTTCCTGTAAAGGATCTTACATCCGCATCATTGAAAGATATTTGTGTTGTCGATGATGCATGTTGCATTTCTGTATTTACTTGGCTCATTGAAATTGCGCCAGATGCTGGTAGTACCATGATTTGCCTCTTAAAATTAAGTAGTTTTATCCGTTATTTATAATAGTTATTTAATGATAGAAAGAACTTTTATGTGGATCAGAAGTGGTAAAAGCACTCCTGGTTCTTTCAAAATCATTACTTTGTTTGGCGATTTCTTGTAATTCTTGTCTGACTTTTTCTTTATTTTGATATTCGTAATATAGCCGCTGTTGTTTTGACATTCCTCTTTTCTTGCTCATTCATTCTCCTGTCATTTTTATTATACTTTGAGATTTTTTGAGCTTTTACTACGGGGGCAACTTTATCATTCACACCTCGTCTGATAAGTAAAATGGGAGTTTGACTATTGATGACCATTAGAATTCTAACCATCCCGTCATAATATATTTATCGTTACTTAAAGGTGGATTACCACGGTGTGTATGAGTAAATCCAGCAGGCCAAATTACAAGAGTTCCTTGTTTTGGTTGAACTCGTTTATGTTGGTATAAAAATTCAGTTTCACCACCATCTTGAACATCATTCAAATAGAGCATGAATACTAGAACTCTATTTGCTACTTCTCTAGCCATGGATTCATAGTGCCACATATGATAACCACCACCAACTCTAATCTTTTGCATATTATAGGCATAACATTTATGTGTTCCACTTTCTCTCAAAGAAGAATATTTGTAAGAATAATCTTCATAATATTTTGCCCAAAATGGTGTAAAAAATTCGGATGACAGTTGCCTTGAAGCCGACATGGAAATACCACTTTCACCCAACATGAATAACATTTCATCATCTTTGTTGAGTTTGTGTAATCCTTCTGCTTGTAACCTATCCTGAGTTGCTCCTGTTTCCGCCAACAATTCAAAGTGTCGAATTGCTCTTTGACAATATTCAGGTGAATATGCGTTTTCGTAAATTCCAATAAAATCTTCCATTACCATTCCCTTGGTGTTTTTGTTTTATGACCACCCATAGTATTTCCAGGAATAGTTTCTTTCATTCGATTTATAACATATTTCTCAAATGTGGAATCGGGTTTACCCATTCCTGGAACATTCATACGAACACCATCAGACATAATAGGTAAATTTTCTGCTGAATGATATCGTTCTAGGTGTGGATTATCAATTAGAAATTGGTCATACACCGTGTAAGACATACGGTGTTCTTCAATCTCTCCGGTGTTTTTATTTAAAAAATCGTATGATGGCATAATTATGGTTTTGGATATTTGGCTTTAACTGCATCAACTTTAGAAATATAAGAATCCATTTTGGATGAATCACCTTTTTGTTGCCAATAATAAGCATCAACAAAATCCAAAAGATTTGGATATTCTGGAAATCGTTGTCTTTGATAGAGAGTGGTTCTCAATCTTTCTGCTTCCGCTAAGATTTCATCCAATGTAGGTGGTCTTTGGCCATCGTGGTCAAAATATTGAGTAAATTCACTATTGTCCATGTTGTAAATAGCATTTGGTCGTAAGCTTTTAATTGCATCTACGACTTCCCAACCACTTATTGGTTCTTTGTTGGATTTTTTCAATGGACTGTTTGAATCATTAAACATTATAATCTCCTATGCGTTATCTTTTATATATGTATTGAAGGATATAACAATTCTATCTCCAATAGGTTGAGAACCTACACCATGAATTAAATCACTTCTAAACAATAATAATTTATTTGTATCACAAGTATAATTATGGGAAGTATAAGTTAAATGGTTCCGTTCCTGTGGTAGATAAAAATTTCTAAAATCATCAAAAAAGGTTATTTCTGAACCGATGGGTGCTTCAACATAAAAAGCTCCACTAATTAATGAATTAGGATGTTGATGTGGAAAAATAAAATCGCCTTCACCACTAATGTTTGTCCACATATTAAAGATTGCAATATTTTCCACTACATAAGGTAGGTAGTTCATATACTTTAAAAAATCTTTGACATAGGTCAAAGCCGCATCTTTAAATTCCGAAAATTGTGGTAAAGTTTCTAAATGGTCGAAAGTTTGATGCGTAGAATTAACATTCAAAAAATCATTTCGGTGTGAATTTTCAGCCACAACTTCTCTACACGATTTATTCAACTGTGAAAGATATTCTGGTCGCAAAACATCTTCAGCAACATAGACCAATCTAGGAAATAATTTATCAAGTCTTGTATTATTTAAGGACATCATCACTCCATTCTACGGCATCCCAATTGGTTGCAATAATTGTTTTTCTTTGTTTTGTTTTGTTTGGTGCTGATTGGTGAAAAAAGAAAGATGGGAAAGTTAATATCTCACCTTCTTTAACTGGAATAGTAAATGTTCCTTGTGGTGTTTTAAATTGTGTTGCACCACCATCAGGTAATTCAACATAGTATACACTAGAAAATAAAACACTATGATGAATATGCCAACCATGATAGTCACCCGGTTCATATTGTTGAAACCAAAAATTTACCAATCTCTGATTATACCACCATCCATAAGTATTTTTAATTTCATCAAAGTGATTTACAAATAGTGGATATACATTAGTCATATATTGCCTGTGAAATTCAGCAGGCAAATTCCAATCTGTATTACTAATCTTTGATACTTTTTCTGTGTAAGAATTTTTACCCAACAACAGAATGTCATTGAGTATATAAGGTTTTAATTCTTCATGTCGTGGGACGGAAGTTTTATAGAAGAAACATTCTTTACCAAATCGTTCAATCATGTGTATTCATATGCTAAAGGTTCAATCATATCAGTAAACCATTGTGGTTGTTTTCTACTATTGACTTTGCCTTTCCATGACCACATACGACTTTTTTCCATAACATAATAGTTACGATAAGATTGTAGTGAATCACCTTTCACTTTACAAGCATCTGGCATGGCAGGTGTTGGTTCGGTAAAAGTTCTAATTGCAATTCTACTTGGCAATTGTTTCAATGCTTCAACGAGGCCAGTTTCTTGACATTTATGTATTTTTCCGTACCTGAAAGTGTATTCTCGGCAGAGTTCCACAAGGAGAGAATGAAGCCATTGGTAATTTGCTGCACTAGCACGGCACCATACAGCGCTTGGATGGTTAATATGTGTGGCAGAGTATAAAACATCATTTAGTTCACCTTCGAGTATCCAGCGTTTAACATTACGACCAGTTTTTGATTTAACAACAACTTCTTTGCCATCAAGCACACGATGAGCCGTGGACAAGAGTTGGCAATATTCGAGAATCATTTTGATTGCGTGTTTATCCACATGAGATTCAGCACACAATTTTGGATCATTATCTAAGTAAAATATATTCATAATTTAGTGTATTTCAATTCATTACCAATAGGTTCATCAAACCATGTATTAAATGCTAACACACAACGACCCTCATTGGCAACAGCTTTGTTGTGTACCGTGTGGTTTGTATTTGATGGAAACAATATAAGTCTACCAGTTTTCACAGAAAATGATACCGAATCTTGTAACCAAGGACGGTCAACTTCCTTTTCATAAACAATATATGGATAATTGCCAGTTGGTTCGTCTTTTGAAATTTGTAATTCAGAAGAATTTTCGGTGGCACTCACATAGTATGCACCACTTATAATTGAATTGGGATGTCGGTGTGACCGCAAAGATTGTGTTTCTCCAATATCATGCTTTACACACCAACTTTGAGTAAACCTTAATCGTTGAGATATACCTAGGTATTCATAGGCATATCTTCTGGTATTTTCAAAAATCCAATTTTTTAAATTAGGCACCAAATCCAATACAGAAGTAGATTCAGAACACCTAAAATTTTCATTTGGACTTTGGATAAATTTTTGGTTAAAAAGTATTTCGTTTTCAATGCTGAATGTATCTTCTGTATCTAGAACGGCAACAATTTTTGGGAATAGAAAATAAACATCTGGTGACATTATAACATTCTGATTAAACCGATTGTATCAATAGTAGTAAGTAACAAGTAATTAGCAACCATCCCAAAAGATTTGCGAGTAAAAGCAGCCCAACAATACATAGCGCAACCAGAAATCCAGATTGGATACAATATAAGTAACGGTGGGTTAGGAACGGTGAGAGCCATTGTGATAGAGCAACCAATAGAGATTGCCCATGCCAACAATTCAACGATAAACCTGAACTTACCAGATTTCCAATCATCACGAACCCAATCAAATATACTGTAAAATAAATCGTTCATTACAGTTTAGGAATATCTAACGATAAATCTTTTACCTTAGTTTTTGGAAATCGTTTAGCAATATCGTCAGCAGAAACAGTTTCCAATACAAATTGTTTGAATACTGAATAGTCATCCGATACTTTCATTGATACAGAACCACCATTACCGTCAGCCATAAAAATTGCACAACCGCCTACTACTAAAGGAACAATTTCAACTACTTTATCCAAATTAATAATAACTTTACAACTCTTATCCAACGAATTCACTTCAACAAACATGGTCATGCTTCTTCTCCTCTAGGTTCACGAACTTTTGCTAACTTGGCCAATTTCTCAGACAATTCAGCTTGAATCATTAATGGTTTCCATAATGTTTTATCTGCCGCACTCATCATGGCCAACCTGCGTTTTGCACTTTTACTTAATTTAAAATCTTTATTAGGCTTCACTTAGCTTCCTTATTTCTTATCACAATCAGGTACACGAATTAAATAAACGGTTTCGGTTGAATAAGGTCTAACGAAAAAACACTCACCCTTATTCGACCAAACCAAATGATGTTGAATAGAACCTTCAACAATATTGATTGGTGCTGGTTTACGAACTACATCAACAAGATTATATATCGTTAATGCCGAACTCACACCTAACAGGACAAAAATAAGAACTAATATATTCTTGCCAATCCATGCATATAATTTAGAAAACATTAATATATCCTTCATTATGTAATGCAGCCATTATAACACATCCTACCACAAAAATCAATAGTCCTATGGTAAACTTGATGGATTGTTTTTGGAAATATTCCACTTCCAACTCCAACATATCTCGTTGTGCTTCCAACATATAATTGGAAGAATCTCCCATCATTCGGATAGTTTCTTTGGCCATCTTTAATGACCTTTTGGCTTGAAAATAACCAATGTAGGGTATCATAATAGGCCTGCCTCAGTTTGTGGTGGTGCTGGTGGTTCTGCATCAGAGTAACGATATTCTTCAATTCGTTTACCTGGTGTGTATGGGAAAGTTATTGGTACATGGCAATCACCATTGGTGTAATAGGACTTATAAGT